TACCCAATGCACCATAGAGACTATTGAGTAGGATCTTAATGGTCATTTGTTTGTTGTGTAACTGACCACTCAATCTTTGGTTTTCTGCCGTAGGATTCTTCTGTTGAATGCGTTCCGCCTCCATCATCTGGTTCTTGACTGCCTTGCGTTCTGCGCATTAGTTTATAATGATCTTGGGTAGAATACCCTGTTCTTGTTTCTTGAACGTCGAACCGTTTGCGGCCACCGCATACCTGTCTTCATTCGTCGCGTTGTCCATGTAATGATCGACACCACTTGCAAGTTGTTTATGTGCGAGTGTTTCGGGTGACATGTTGTACTGCACGATTAGGTTTGGATACAGTGAATTTAAATCAAAAGAAACAACCCAATTGTGTTTACCAATCTTAGGATCTTTCACATAACCGCCAGGATATGCAGATTTGGTTTTACGAATGTTTGGGGGAATTACGATGTTCTGACGGTTCAATTCCCGATAGATAATACTATCCCATATACCTGTCGTTCCAAATGCGTCCTGATAGTTTACACCACCCTTGTACGCCATAGTGCAACCCAGAGTAATCAGATCCATACTGTGATCGATACGTTCAACCAACTCAACGTCTTTGATGTTATAGTCAATGAATAGTTGGTGGTTCTCTTTGTAGAGTGTGTGTAGGTTACCATACTCTTCATATGACATTTTCTTCTCACCAAGAACAACACTGGCAATGTGGTTCAAGGAATAACTTTCCTGAGGCCCATAGGTGTAACCCCACTTCTGGAATAGGTCATAGTAATCCATCATACCAATTCCAGTCAGTTCGTAGGCATCCATGTTCCTACCCTTGAAACTAACCTGACGTTCACTGACCAATCCCCAAGGTGACAGTGCCTTGACTGCCTTGTCAGATCCGACACGTGCAAGTCTGTTTACGATATAGGGAATATCAAAGAACCGAATGTTCCAACCAGTGATGATGTCGGTATAATCATTTCTCCAATGTTCTAGGAACTTTGCAAGTAATCCGACTTCCAACTTACACTTACGATATTGAATAGTCAGATGTTTGTGAGGCGTCTGTTCTGCATCATAGTCATCTAGACCCCAGACATGATAGACAGAAGACTTAGAACTTTTGAGTGTGATTGACACGATTGGATGCAGAGCCTCAGACGCATGGGGAAACCCATCATCAGATGCAACTTCAATATCGAAGTTGACCACGTTGAGTAGTTCTCTTTTCCACTGGATCTCTTGGGGAAACTTAGAGGTAATGAATTGATGGATGAAGTTTCCGTTACCGTGTACGTCAAACGCCTGTACGTCTTCATACTGTTTCTGGAAGTCTTTCGCTTCCTTCATGGTCTTGAAACTTATCGGTTGAACCTCCTTACCATGCAACGTTTTCCATTGACTGGGTTTGTTGGACGGTACAAAAAATGTTGGTTCGAATTTGTATTTGTGCGAGATCGGATTACCGTTACCGTTGTAACCACGATAAAGAATCTGGTTACCGTATCGGGCAACCGATGTATAAAAACTATTTGTTGTCATGTGTGTATTATAACACGATTCGTCGTTTATGTCCACCGTCATAGTCACCAAATGCCCAATATCTTTCATCGCACCAATAACATTTCTGACAAGGTTCTGGTCTGTCTGCTGTACAGGATACAGTGATTGCCCTCAATCCGTCTAGTGCGTGTCGTTCATATTGGTATGCAATAAACTTTTTGTCTACTGCACCAAATGGTAACATCCAAGTCGTTTCGGAAATTTCTTTTAGTTCTTCTTCGTTTTTATCACCAGACTTACCCAACGGACGGTCTATATCCCACCCCTGAGTAACACCCCTGATTATGAAAGGAACTTTATATCTGCGTTGAATGTATTCATAATTAGCATTATGCAGAACTTCTTTACTGGTTGTTTTTGTTTTCTCATATCCAAACACGTGCAATGGTTGAATGATAGTAGTATCTCTCTGATGCCACTTTACCCAGTCCAGAACCCTCTGTGCGGCTTCATATGAATGTGTTTTGGTTCTTTTGATATCGTATCCGTGAGTACACCATATCTTTACACCTTTACCAAGATGTTCTCTACCTCTGAGCATCTCGACAAGACACCAAAGGATCAATGCGGAATCCATTCCACCCGATAGACTTAATCCTATATTTTCAATTTCATAAGGAAATTTACTGAAGTAATCTACTGTAGTTCCTTTATCATCTTTTAAAATCATTACAAATTCCTATCACTCTTCTTATTCCATTATATTCTCGTACCAAGTCGTTTAATTGAGCCTGTATGTCAATCGCAGTATCAAATTCATATCCATCATTAACATGATTTATCACAGTCCAGTATTGTTCTTTTGTCATGTCCGTCATGCAATATATTGTCAGTGCGGTCATTAAAAAATCAAACTCTGTGAAGTCGTCAAATTCGTTTTCCATGTAATCCTCCATAAAAAAAGGGTAGACTTTTGGGTCTACCCCTATTTATGTCAGATCCAACGGCCTCGGAGATTACCGTTCTCAGTAATTCTTAGTCTACGCTCCAGATCACCGTGATCTTTTGCCCTTCCAAGATACTCGTCACGATATTCTGCGTCGGTCTTTGGTCTTACTGTATTCCAGATTTTTCTTAGTAAACTCATCTGATAGATTCTCCATTTCGAATGCGGTACAATACGTGTTCTGGATTTTCATTCGGGTATTCGATACGAATGAAGTCATAGATTGTTTTATTCGCAGATGCCTGACGGCTTGCGATAAACGCCGCACCAAGTAGAACCATTGCAGAACAAACTGTTCTGAATGTTTTAGAGATGAGATATATTAGAAATTCAACTGGTTTCGTTAAGTAGTTGGCTTGTGCCAGTATTAGATGTGTCATTTTTGGTTTCCTCGCTTTTACCAATTTTAATTTTGCGAGGTCGCATTTCTTCGGGAAGGACGAACTTCAAGTCAATTGCAAGAACTCCATCTACTAGATCTGCACCGTGTATTTCTACATGTTCAGACAGCCTAAAGGTGCGTTTAAATTTCTTCGTGGAAATACCACGATGAATAAAATCCCTACCTTTGCTGACGTGTTCCCCTGTTACAACCAGTGTACGATCTTTAAACTGGATGTCCAGTTCCTTTTTGGAAAATCCCGCAACCGCCAGTTCGATGAGAAATGTTTCGTCATCTACCTTAATGATATTATGTGGGGGATAGTGATCGTTTGCATGTTTTGCAACATGTTCTAGTTCTGTAAATAAGTGGTCAAAACCGATGAATGATCCACGAGGGAATAGTGAGTGTACGCCTGTCATTGTTTTCTCCTTTTGCAAGCAAGATGTACGAGTCCAGATTATCTGCAACTCTATTAGTATATATAATAATTGCTGACTGAAAGTCAACACATTATCGCATATCCGTTATGAATTATATGTATGTTGCTGGATCTGGTTCACCTTCCACACCAAATGAGAATCCAACCCTAGTTCCCATAGGTTGTATCAAATGATATGTACCTCTCGGTATCCAACAAATATCATATTTTCTAAATCGTTTTTGAAACCTTGGTGTTACGTGTTCACGTCCACCGTGATCGATGTTATTGGGTAAATCTGGTTTGTCTGCATCCCATATAGAGAAATCAACTTCACCAAGACCTTGCATGTATATAACATCCATATCATCTCTGTGGATATTAAAACTTCTTGCCGTCTTACCAAATGATCCGAAACAAATTAAAGATATTGTATTCTTGTGAAACTTTTTCTTTAACTGTTCTACCATATTCAATAACTGTTTTGGAGCCGATGGTCTCTTCTCAAATTGTAATAAATTGTAATTCATCTTGTCTACGTTGCCACCTATCTTCTCCATAGGATGGTTGTCAAACAAGTTGATCATCTGATTCCAGTCGAGATCTAGGTTTCTATCCCCGAATTTCCATTGGTAATGACCCTTCTCTCTGATCGTTTGATCAAACTTAGCACTTTCCCAAGTCATTTTAGTTTCATACCGTAAGGCCATTCACCTTCTGCTATCCAGTATTTTGAATTATACCAAGCACAGTCTAGGGATTCTATTCTTCCATATCCTCTTGCACGTAAAAATTTATACCACTTATACATTACTTATTGCCGATGTTATATTTCGGACAAAGTTCCCATTGAGCCTTTTCCTTAAACGGAATAATTTTAATCTGTCTCAAAGGTGCAACAGGTAAATTTTGTTGCGTTGTAAATGTAACTAATCCCCAATCACTTAATAGTGTGGCAATAGTATTTCTGCGTTCAATGTCGTTATCTTCTAGATTAGACTTCTTACCATCTAGTAGAAACAGTTCTTTGAAATGTACTATAAAATATCTACCCTGTTTGTGTAGAATATGACAAGACTGAAATAGTTTTCTATCTTTACGTGATGCAACACCAATACGAGTCAGTGTTTCTCGAACCTTCAGAAAGTCATCTGGTTCGTTTAAAGTAATCTCTAACATATTGGATGGAGTCCAATGGACGTTATTATTATTTTCTTTTTCCACCTTTATTCACCTTTTCTTTCAATATCGCGAGTTGCGACTTGGATAGAAGCGGTAGGACTTGGTGTGCTTTGGAATTGGAATATCCATAATACTCTTTTACCACTTCGATGTCATTGTCTAACTCAGGTTTAATCCATTTGGAAAAGCGTTTTCTTTTCCTTACAATATTTATAAGAAACTGATATTGTAGTTTCGCGTCGAGATGATGTTTTGTATTCATTTCATTTGCCATCAATACAGTGTCGTTGAAGTAACTCAACGATCTGTTGACCATAAAACTGTTGTATGCTTTTTCCGATAGATCATCAACCATGATATCTTTCTTGGTTGTGTTGATCGAATTCACATAATCAAATGGGTTCATATTCTGCCTTCTACTCCACTATCAATATTAGGCCATTCTACACGTTCCATGCTGTTTTGTAAAGTGTCTTTTGTAAGTTTTTCTGACGCACCCCTCATTACATCTTCACCCCTATAATACAATTGTGGAACCGTTTTATGGCCCTTGTCTTTCATAAATTGTTTTGCATCTTCGTCGAGGGTGATGTTGCATATCTCGTATTCTAATCCCCAGTCGGATAGATTTTGTTCGAGTTGTACACACCAACCACATTTGTTTTGAGTATAAAGTTTTAAATCATACATTACTTAAAGTTCTCCCTAATTTCTATTAGTCTAGGTATATATTGATATGGTTCTATCTTAAATACCTGTGGTTCGTGTCCATCCACTGTAATGAGAATCACACCCTGTTTGATGATTATACCAGTTCTCTCGTAAAATGCAGCCGCGTAGAATGAAGTTTGGATAAAGTAGTTCTCAATCCATTCTTCCTTCTTTGGTTTACGAGATGTTTTAAAATCAATGACCGATAGTTGACCATCAAACTCTGCAATGCAATCTACCTGACCAGCACATTCGAGTTTGTCACTATAGAGAAACTCCTCTTGAAACCACACGTTATCCAGACGTTCATCAATGATCTTCTTCAAATCAAGAAACGATGCAAGGTTATTAGGCATTACATCTTTGTTCCAATCGGGAACATTGTTGATATAATCTTCGCATAGTTGGTGTACTGCCGTACCACGAGTTGACGCCTGACGAGAAATCTTATTCGCCTCCTCTTCACCCACTCTTTTACGCCATTCCATAATACCCTTTTTACTCAGTTGTCCAAGTATAGTTGTAATAGATGGGTACGCCTTACCCTCTGGTGTAAAATACCTACGACCATTTTCAGTCGTTTTTCTTGTAATCTTGGGTAGTGTTACTCCATGATCAAAGTGGTTTATTCGTTCTCGTCCTGCCCACATGTTAGTTCCAATCTGCGTTTGCCATTATCTCCGTTAAACATGCGACTAAGTTGATCTCGTGATCTGCGACAAACGCTTCTTTGTATTGATAGTCTGCAAGTACCAAAATTAGTTGTGGTATACTTGTTGGTTTTACTCTAGTATTCATATTGTCATAGACTGCACGAATAACAGATGATGTATCTAGGTCTAGATTATTGACAACCCAAGAACGCATCTTCTTGAAGTCTTTATCTTTCAATGCACTGAATAAAGGTTCGAACTGTCCTGTATCTCCTGTGGCCAACGCACGTGGTGCGTTGAATGCACCATTACCACAATTACGTTGAACCTCATTGATAACTCTTCTCCAATCGGGAAGATATTTCATTATGAGGTTAGCAATATCTGGATCGTTATACTGAATGTTTTCTGCACTCAATATATGTTTCAGTCTATCCATAAATTGTTCTGCAAGATTACCACTGTCCTTCTTAGGAACGTTAAACTCATATACACCACACCGAGAGTGCAGTGGTTCAATGATACGATTCTTAAAGTTACAAGTGAGAATAAATCGACAGTTATCTGAGAACTGTTCGATAAATCCACGCAACGCTGGTTGTGTTGACTGTGGATTTAGATAGTCTGCCTCGTCCAAGATAACCACCTTGTATCCACCCATCAATGATACGGTAGACGCAAACTGTTTTATCTTACCACGCAATGTGTCAATGTTACCTTCCTCAGATCCATTGATAATAATGTAATCTAGATTAAGTTCATTGCACAACGCCCGGGCGGCAGTTGTTTTCCCCAGACCAGCAGTTCCAGTGAAAAGCATATTCTGCAATTCACCAGAACTAACCATGTCTTGGAGAGAGGATTTTATTTCATCTGGAAGTATTGTTTCCGAGATTGTTTGTGGCCGATATTTCTCGACCCATAGAAAGTCTTTTGACATAATGTCTCCATTTCAAGTTGTTTCATTATATAATATTTGGAGAGATTCGTCAACCTAACTATCTGCGGCTGATTGTTGTTCTGCCTCACACATTGCAACGATCTGTACACATTGATCTCGTAACTGTCCGATAGTCGAAAGTTCTTCGCCTCGGAATCCACCACGTGATGATACTGTGTCAATCACTGCGATACTACTACGTGCGGTTCGGTTTGCAAGATCTGCAATTGCCGCGTTTGCACTGTCTTCTTTTTTAGCCATCTTATACTCCGTAAGTTGATGCTTTTTCGAGAGCGATCCAATATTTAAGATCACTTTCTGTATGGTTGAAACTGGATAGAAGTTTGGAAGAAACCCCTACATTATAGTCACCATTAACGATTTTTACGTTATTGATGTTGATTAGGAAGTTAAATTCTTCCGACTGATATTCGCCTGGCACTTCAATAGAGAAAGTGTTAGACGTTTTGTTCTCTGGATCACAAACCGTAAGTTTGATTGCACCATTCGAACCAGTGATTGAGATTGTCTCGTGACCTAACGTACTGGCCGCACGTCGGATCTTACTTAGAGTCTCGTTATCCAAAGTAAACTTTACTTCGAAATCATTCATAGAGTTTGCTTTATCTATCATCGCCGTATCTGGTGATGTTAGATGATCTATGTCTGTTAGATAGTATTGGATTTTAGATCTACCTGTAGAGTCTCCAATGTTTACCATCTTCTCTTCGAATGTCAGATGTGGTTCGTCTACCAATCCAACAACACCAAGAAATTCATTTAGATCGTACAATCCGATAGTCTGATTGAAAGTCATATCGACTGTACAACTAGACAAGATGTTTCTCGCTTCCGACATAGTACTAATAGTGTTACCACTGTGGATAACCATATTAGAATTAATACCAGAATAGTTTTTCAACATCTGCGTAGTTTTTTCAGTTAACTGCATCTGTGTTCCTTTTATAATTTATTGGGTTAGTATACCAGATATTAGGCAACTTGTAAACCCATTTCACTCACTTCACTAAAGTTTTTTGGTTTCCTAAACTCTAGCCTATTCTCGAACCTACCTTCTAGGATCTCACCTTTGTGTGAGATAACAAACACATTAGTGTCTTCAGAAAGTGTGTTTAGAATCTTCATTAGATTTTCTACACCGTCATGGTCTAGGGAAGAGTCAAATGTCTCGTCCAGAACCAATAGGTTTGTTGCAACAGAGTTTTTCATCTTTGCGATCATTCTCCACGCAAACAACAGTGCCAAGTCGATACGTTGTTTCTCACCTTCCGAGAACGAATCGTATGAGAATGCATCTCTGTGTCTAGATCGAATTGTCTCTGCAAAGTTTTCGTCTAGATTGAAGTGTACAAAGAAGTCCAACGTCTGTAGGTACTGGTTGACCAGTTTGTTGATAACAGGTAGGTACTGTTTGATAACTTTGGTCTTGATACCAGTATCTTTTAACATTTCTCCCATTACATTGTTATATGCATATTCTTCGTTGATAACAGTCCGTTCATCGACAATGATTTCAGTCTGATCTCTCATATCATTTAGATCAGTATTTGCCTGTCCTAGATCACCTTCACGTGCAGATAGTCTCTCAATATCTTTGTTGATACCGTCGATCTGTTTGTGTAAACGTTTGATCGTGTTTGCATGTGATACTACACAAGTTTCATATGCACGAACTTCCTCTAGGTCTTTTTGGATTGTATGTAACTGTTCGGTATTGGCAGTTGCTTCTTCTTCTACCTTGGATATCGCGGCCTGTAGTTCTTTTGCCTTATCTGTACTTTCTTTCAGTTTGATAGTTCTTGTCTCTTCTAGGATATCTTGATCACACGTAGGACAATGTGTATTGTCTTCATAGAACTTTGCGTCCTTGACCACACGTTTTATCTGTGTACCAAACTCGTGTTTGTATTGACCGAGTTTGTCTCTCGTGTTGTGTAACTCACCATACAACTTCTCTACATTGTGTTTGTGTTCTGTTATATGTGTAGTTGCTTTTTCAGTCTTGAATGTCAGTTCAGATATCTCTGTGTTACATTCGTCTATCTGATCTCGTTTAACCTTGACTTCATCGTCATTGATCTGTGTGATATCTCGAATGTATTTTTTCTGACTTTCGATCTTGTTCTTCAACAAGTCTAGACTGTACTCTGTATCCTTTAGTCTCTCTTTCAACCCAGAGTTTTTCTCTTTGATGATTCCATTCATCTTAGAGAAGATGTTAATGTCCAGAAGATCCTCAATGACATCACGACGATGTGATGCTTGAAGTTGCATGAAAGGAATAAAACTACTACTTCCAAGCACCACAATCTGATGGAACGATTTGTGGTTCAATTTTATGATGTTCTGTTCGAGGATCTTCTGGTATTCCTTGGCGTGAGAAGACTGATTAATCATAGTGCCATCTTGCCATATTTCAAATACGTTGGGCTTAATACCACGTATTATCTTGAAAGCCGTTCGACCTATATTAAACTCTACTTCTACCAAAGAATTCTTGCCGTTGATGGAATTCACCAACTGCGTTTTACTAATATTTCTGTGTCCTTTTCCAAACAATGCAAACGATAACGCATCCAACATCGTTGACTTACCAGAACCATTGTGACCAACAACGAGGGTTGATCGGTACTTTTGTAAGTCTACTGTTGTCCAATTGTTTCCTGTCGATAGAAAGTTTTTCCATCGTAGGGTTTTGAATACGATCATGCGATTTCTAGTGCCTGTGCTTCTGTCAATAAGTTACGAAGTTTGTTCTTCAACTTATCCTTGTCTAATTCCGTTTCTACTGCGTCCACATAACTGTCCAATAGTTGACTAGTATCTTCTACTGAGATACTTTCGTCATCTACATTCTCACCAAGGAACTCATTGAAGTTCTCGGCAATCTTCAGTTCGTGAATCGCCCTATCTTGTATTCTATCAACAAATCGATCAAAAGTAAAGAGGTCTGACTTATTAATTACAACTATTTTTACAAATTTATTGTCAACGAAACTGATGTCCATATCTGTATAATCTGTTTTAGTATCGTCATATAAGATCTTTTCAAATAGCCTGTGTGGATTCCTGATTGGTGTGAGTTCGCGTGTGTCAGTATCTAGTACGTGAAAAAACTTGTCATCGTGTGCATCTGACCAAAAGAACTCCATCTGACTACCGAGATAGGTAATGTTTTCCATACTCGACTTAACATGGTAGTGACCAGACAAAACCATCTCAAATCTCTTGAAGTGATCTGGACTCATACCGTGAGTATTCTTGATACCACGCATCATCTCGAAACCTGACAGTTCTAGGTGACTGCCCAAAATGTCGCACTTGGCAGTACGAATAAACTCCATAGATCTGTCGTGATTCTCTGGACAGACCCAAGGCAACATACCAAATTGCAGACCGTCTAGGTTTAGTACCTCTGGTTCTGTGTGGATAGTTACCTCATTCATGTAGTGGCCAAGTAACTCTTTGAGACTATTCAGTTCGTTTGTATTCTTGAAGAACGTATCGTGATTACCCAGTATCACATTCATATGGATATTGTGTTCTCTCAGTTTACTCAGAAATGACTTACGATAGCGGTGAAGAGACTTAAAGTTGATAAACTTACGATTGTCAAAAACATCACCCAAATGGACAATGCGATTAATATTGTTTTCAATAAGATATGGGAAGAAGATTTCGCTGTAAAACTTATCAGCATTATCAGTAAAAATATCAGAACTATTGCGTATGCCAGCATGTGTATCATTTAAAACTGCGACCTTCATTTAAGTATTTCTCCAAGATCAGAGTCCGTAGAAATAATTTCTCTCTTCTTACGTTTCTTATCTTCTTTCTTGAAATCTTTTAAAGAGGTATCTTTTTCTTTGATTTGATCGATACGTTTCTTCAATTGATCCACAAAGTACTGACCAGTTCCAGTTCCATTACCTTCTTCGTCCAGTTCAGTGAAATCACCAATCATAGATTGAGAGATCCACTTCTGTTTAATGTCTTGTTGTTTCTTTTCTTTGGCAATACGACGTAGAAACGCAAACCATGCGATCTGCGTAAAATATGCAAATGCGTTTGGTTTACCTGTACGTGTTGCGGCTTCTATGTTGTAGTTCTCAATTGCCTTTAGACAATTCTCTACTGCATCCATAACCATCTCCTCTCGGTACGTATACCGTATGAAGTTTGACTTATGGGATAATCCTTCTGCGATCTTTAGGAAACATGATGCAATGTAGTCTGTTACAATTGGTAATTGGTCATCTGTCTCTTTTGCTTCGATTACAGTTTTGCAGTATTCTACGACTGCTTGTGAGAAGTCTGCATTGTTTACGTAATGCGGTTTCTCTTTTGGTTTTAGTTTCATCATATACTCCTAGCATATATTACTGTTATTATACAACAGTTCTGAGGAAAAGTCTACAGGTTAAATAAAAAAGTTTGTGGGGTTGACTCTATAACGAATCTCCTGTATAATAAATTAAGGTTTTTTGCGGTGGGTCAATGTACCCTGTCTGGTTTAGTGCCTGGAAAACGAATCAGATTATTTAGATCAGAATCGTCGTCTGAGAACGTGATATCCATATTTTCTCTAACGAAGTCTTCTTCTTCTTTCTTTATTTTTCTGAAATTGTCTAAGTATGTATTAAAGTAATCAAGTACACCCTTTGCTGGTTTTGTTAGACATACTATGTTTTGAGTGTTTATAACTAATTGTTGATCTGCGTCTTGATGCAACATAAACGGTCTAAAGGTATACCAACGGATTTCGCGTTTACGATCTTCTTGACATAAAATGGTTAGACAGTTTGTAACAACCATTGCCTCTGCATACTCGTCTTCTATCAGCTCAAGAACGTCACAAACTAATTCCTCACCAGTAGTGAGTTTTATCTGTTTTATATCTCTCATAGTTTTACCTCATGGATTTTATAACTAAATTGTTCTTTTGCATAAATCTTTATTCTTTCCTCAGAATGAGTTAATGTAAAGTTTCTTCTTAACTTCCAATGTAGATCGTCTGCAATATCATATAGTGTTGCGTCACTGCCATCGTCACTCTTTCTTAGACTTCTACCTATCGACTGCAATACTCTCACCTGAGACTTAGAAGGACTAGCGAAAATAATATTATGAAGATTGCGAATATTGATGCCCGTTGAAAACGTGCCAAGACTCGCGACAATAACGGCGTTCTTCTGAGATTCAACAATTCCTCTAATGACTTCTCGGTCTGAGGCTTCGACTTGACCTGATACATAAAATATTTTCCTTTCATCATCGGCCGCATTTCTAATCAATTCAAATAGTGGTTTACCATGTTTCTCGACATACTGGAATAGGACGAGTGTGTTGCCTTTGAGATCCAGTGCAAGATTCTTAATTAACTTATTTCTTCCTTCGTGTTTGACAATAAAATCCAGTTCGTCGTGATAATCTTTTTTACCAAACTCTTTACGGATTTTTTCTGGATATGTTAGTAATAGTATGTTTATATCTAGTTTAGAAAGTGTGTTATTGTCCTGTAACTTCTTTGTTGTTGTTACATTATATATCTTTCCAAATAACCCCTGTAATACCAGTTCGTGTGTCTGTGTACCGTCGAGTGTACCTGTCGTACCAAACCTATACTCTGCTTCCCTACATTTATTCATAATGGTTGTCAAAGATTTAGACTTGAACCCATGACACTCATCACCTATTACGCACCCGAATTTTTCAAACCATTTGGCTGGTAGTTTGTATATAGACTGCCATGTAGAAATTACAACTCCCTTGTTGGTTTCTTTATCTTTCCCTGAGTAGATCTTGTGACAACCATTCTCGACCAGCATACCATAGTCTTCAAAGTCGTTATACATCTGTTGTACCAATGAGGTAGTCGGTACAATAATTAAAACCTTCTTAGATCCACGGTGACCGTTCAACATTCCTAAATAGTATTTAATTAGGATATATATAATTAAGGATTTACCAGAACCAGTTGGTGATACTAATACAGATCGTTTCTTGTGCAATGCTTCGCAGATTGCCTCAAACTGATAATCTCTGACCTTGATGGGTGATCCTCTCGACATGAGTTGTTCATTTTTTATGAACTCCAATACAGAATCAGGGTTTATACCGTTAGTTGCATCTGGACTACCATAGAATTTGTCGTGTTCTACAATAACAGGATAGTTCCGAGGTTTCGCGAACTCTCTTAAAAAAGGAAACAGACCAACAGGTAATTCGTTTGTACGCACATCGAACAGACGGATCTTACCATCCCATACGCGATTTTTATAAGCGGGCATGAATTTGTAGCCAGGAACATAGAAAGAAAAGAAGTCACTCAATTCATTTGCAATTCCATGATCACATTCTACACGCAAAACACTGTGATTTAAATTTTTAACAGTAAGGTTGTCCATGATACCTATAAACTCCAATAACGAATGGGATACTCTAAAAGAGGTGATCTTAGGTACTGCCGATCATATGAACTGGCCAGACACGGAAGACTTTCGTTCTAAATTTAAAAACGCACCTAATGGTAAAGTTCCCAACTCTATTATATATCAAACTAATAATGCACTCAAATCCTTCAAAAAAGTTCTCGAAAACGAAGGTGTCAAAGTACTTCGCCCTGACGAGATAAACTATCGTGAAAGAAATGGGTTCGGGTGTTACTCACCAAGAGACAGCATTCTAATTATCGGTGATAAAGTTATTTGTTCTCCCATGCATCTAAAGGATCGTATGATGGAACAGGAGGCACTGTTACCACACTTGACTGGTAGATCGTATATCACATTTCCTGATATGGAATCAGATTATATGTTTGACGCCGCAAACGTCATGCGTTGTAACAATGACATATTATATCTTGTAAGTTCTACTGGTAACTTCGCTGGTGCAAGATGGTTACAAAATGTGTTAGGTAACGAGTACCGAGTTACCACCGTTCCTAAGACTGTATATCATGGAAGTCATATAGATTCTACAATTGTACCACTCCGAGAAGGATTGGTGATGTTGAACAGTGAAAGAGTTACAGAAGAGACAATTCCTTCGTTCATGGAAAACTGGGATAAATTGTGGATCTCAAAAGATGACATAAAAGATATGCATACTATCACGCCTCAGATTTCTACTAAGTGGATGGCTTTAAATATTCTGAGTATCAATCCAGAGTTGGTGGTATGTGATCCAGATCAATATACAATACGTGAAAAACTAAATCAAGTGGGTATTGAAACTATAGGAGTCAAACTTCCACATGGTAGATATCTTCTCGGTGGACATCATTGCACTACATTAGATACAATCAGAGAATAAAAAACGTATAAATAACACAATAAACAAGAGGATTGAAATGGCACATACGGTAGTTGACAAATTTACATCAAGTTCATCTGACGATCATAATAATGATTCTGATTTTATACATCAGATCGTTAAAAGTGGTTATACATCACACGCTGATATACTTAATAATATTGTAGATTCTGATGAGGCAAGTTCAGAGTTCTTGAATATGAGAAGTGCAGTTGGTACAATATTAGATGCGGCAACATATTTTGATTTTAATGCAGCCGATCAACATATCTATCGTACATCTATTTGGGATAATGCAGATCAGTATGTTAACTATAGAGAAGAAATGGTAAAACTAGATGTCAATGGCCCGTTTAGAACAGTTGATTATCTTCGTAGAATGATTAGACACAGCGCTTCTACAGATTCCGATGGTAATAATTGGGGCGCTTAAGATCCGCTCTCAAACATCTTCCATCTAATCATATTACCAATCGTCTGGTGACGCCAGTTTAGATTGTTGACTATCTCAGTAAGAGTTTCGCACACAGTTTTCCAATACACAACCCTTTCCTCAGACTTCTGTATGTCTAGGTCTGCGTCGTAGTATTTGTTCATATCACCCTTCATCACGATTTTACCATCTAGTGGATCGTAATCCCAACCCCTAGACTCTACTTCGTCTTTATCCATCTTACCGTTGTAGTATAACCACTTATCTTTCAACAAAGACTTCTGTTGCATCTCTGCACGAGTTTTCTGCATCTTTGCATCCGCAAGATACCCAAGATACTTTGCATGTAGTTGTGGAGTTTTACGTGAATCTTCGTCTAACGAAGTTCCAGATATTTTACTATCTTCTTCCCAGAGCTCTAGGATTTTCTTTATGTCCATAATATACTTTCATTTATTCTACCGTGAATGTTGTGTAAGCAAATGTTACAGGCAACACCACATATTCAATTGCACCCACCGATGCCGCAAATTCAACGTTTCCAAGTGAAATAGGAAAACATGATTTATATAGTATTTTCTTTATTGCATTATTATTACTATTAAGAATAGATAATCTGATATCGTATTCTGGTAGATCTGCCAGTGCTGCATTTCCAAGTCCAGTTTGAGCCTCACTGGGTGTCTTAACCTTCTCGTTTACAAGAGACTCCATCCAAGACTTGATCTCTGTATATACTTGCATTTGTTCATCTAACAAAACTTCTACGTTCAGTTCACCAAACTCCAGTGTATCCCCAATAAATTTTGCATCAGTTCTTTTAAAACTAACCAAAGTTGGATTCATTGTCAGTGTTGGATGTGATACTCTCTGTGCAAAGAATTCGATATTAGGAAATCTGTCACGGAATATCGACAACTGATAACCGTTTGGTTGCAAGAAGTTTCTTTGTTGAAGCGTTGATGTTGTGGTTGCCATAAATCTATCCTATTGCTATAACTCTATTTATAAGGATTTATCTTGGTAATTGGTCGGAGATACAGGATTTGAACCTGTGACCCTCTGCTCCCAAAGCAGATGCGCTACCAGACTGCGCTAATCTCCGTGGCCTACTCTATAGGATTCGAACCTATGACCTAGTGCTTAGAAGGCACTTGCTCTATCCTGCTGAGCTAAGAGTAGATTTTCACTTATGATACCTCATAACCTAGTTTCGTGTCAACCCCCTAATCGAAAAGATTTTTCATTTCCAGGCCATTTAGGCGAAACACGTTTCGCTATTTTTAGCAGAAATTCCTTGTGATCTTGATCCAAGGTATCAAGGTACTCATACCACTCCGAGAGAGTTTGAGTGTGACAAGGATATTCCTTCCAAGAAATTTCATTGGAACCATGAGCGGCCATTACATATGCAGTAGCATCTTGCATACGTTCGAGATCGTTAACGATATAGGTGTCACCACCCTTCATTTTCCAGTAGGCATTACCATTGGAAAACTTACCATCATTACAATGAGCGCCATAATTTTCGAGAACTTGAGTTTCGACTACATACATGTTTTATCCTTCCACACGATCATGTACAGGAACCGCACCACTATGGGGATTCCCTGTTATTTTTTCTACCGCCTGAGTAAAGCGACTGTCACTAGTGGCGGCATAATTACCACCAAACATAACCCATTTTTTTCCAGCTTCTTCTGGAACAATCTTTGCAATGCCAGGCAAATTACCTTTTACCAAATTAACGGCAGGGGCAGTCGCGCTGGGCGAATCAGGCCCTTCTACGTTTACTACACATAACTGGTCATATCGACTTGTAACTCCATTAAGAGTACAATCATATGTATCACTGTTACTGTATACTGAAATATTCAAACCCATTATACTAATCCTTCCTCTGAAAATCCATTTTCTTCTAAAGTTGTACGAACCGCTTCGCGGTCAATTGAGTCTCCACAGAAAGTACCTTCATCTAAAGTAAACTCTGTTTTACAAATCGCAGCATGAATATCTGTTTTGGTTGCCCACATACCGTTTTTCATCAAACGATAAATTCCGTCACGTCCATAAAACGAATTAACGTAGTCTAAAAAAGTTTGTGTTCCTGTACAATCCATAGCTTTTATTCCGACGATTACCATAAGTGATTCCTTTTCTCTCTTGATATACTAATATCATAGACTATAATGCGACTAGTTGCAAGGCCTAATTTACGTTTTTTGCATTTTATTTTGAAAACAAAGGAAAGTGTGACAAAAATCACACAAAAAAAAGAGGGGGATCTCTCCCCCTCAGTTGTCACCTATTATGGTGATATTATAGGATGGTTAACCCATCTCTTTATGTATACTATGCGAGGATGTTGTCCACGCGGAAGATACGGTAGTACTGGTTGGTTTTGCTTGTTGCAAGACCAGAACTTGGTGTAGATCCAACAAATGGGTTTGAAGCCATACCATAACGAGTTTTGAACCCGATTTTTGGTTGGAATGTGTTTTCACCAACCGCACGAACCATAGTTAGTGGTACGTATGGACAGTAGAATACACCAGCGTCATAAGGGTTAGTACCTTTATAACCAACGTTACAGTAGTCTACTGACGCATATGGGTCAATGTAAACTTTTGTACGTCCGTTAAGAGTACCAGCAAATGTGTTACCAGTGTCGTCAACGTTCAAGTTTGTGCTCATTGCTGGAGTGTAGTCCAACATACCAGAAGCGGCAAGACCAGAAGCAACGTCGGAAGAACAGATAATGAAGTTACCTTTTCCTCTACGTGTTTCTTTGGCGATTACGTTAGACTCTCTTTCGATCTGCATGATTAGACCTTTGAGGCGTTCAACGCTCCAACGACCATCAGCATCTGTTGACAAGTCAAAGATACCGTTAATTGCAGTGTTATTAGTCAATGCACCAGTTTTCGCTTGTGCGTTGATTGTTCTAATAACTTCTCGGTTGATCTCTGCAAGAATCTCAGTTGACAAGATGTTTGCCAATTCTGTTTCAGCATCCAAACCGTGGATTGCTTTTAGATCCTGTGCAAGTTCTAGAGAGTATTCCGCTTTCAATGCACGTGATGTTGCAGTCACAGTCGCTTTTTCGATTGTGAAGCCCATCTCGTTGAAAGTAGAGTTAGGATCGACTGAAGAAGATCCAAGACCCTCGGCGTCGCCTGTTGGCATACCACCTGCCTGTGTTGGGCCAGTTCTTGAGTCATCGATAGATGAGTCAACAGTCCGTGTTGGTGTACCACCACCAGCGGAGTCATCGAGCAAGCCTGATAGACCTGATGGGCCAGTAGACTGTGCAGTAGATGAGTCACCAGACCAAGTTGTGTTTGCCTCGTTGTATAGTGCTTCATCGTTAGATGTAGAACCAGTACCGTAACGTGATTTCATCGCGAAGATAAGACCTGTTGGGCCTGTCATCGGCTGAACACCACAAACGTCGTATGCCATCATGTTAGGTAGCGCACGTCGTACAAGTGAGATTAGAACTGGGTTCCAGTTTGCTGCTGAAGAAGTACTGTTGCCAGGTGCTGCCTCAGTCAACATGTTAGTGTTTTGTGCGGCTTCTTCTTGGAAGGCGCGCTCTTGGTTCTCAAGAATAACGGCAGTTACCGCTTTTCTGTGAGCGTCTTTAATAGTACCAGCAGACTCTTCGTTCAATACTGGTGACCACTTTTCGACTAAACGATCATATGTTTCCATTTTTAATTGCTCCTATTACTTAATGGATTTTTTCAAAGCAGTTAGATATTGATCCATAGATGAAACAACGTCTGTATCTACAGGTGCAGTTCCTTCTTCAATTTCTTCTACTTGAGTTTCGACGGTTGCTTTCTTGAAATGATTTTCTTTGATGATTTTTACTTTCGATGAGAAAGATTCTTCATCTTCGAAATCAATATCTTCTACAAGAGAAGCGAGTTTTTCAACTTCAGTTTCGGCAAGACCATTGGCATGTTCACGTACTACTTCGTAGCGTTTGAACAATTCCAACTCTTCGGTCATTGCAATCATTTTACCAGTTGTTGTGTTGAGTTGATCTTCAAGTTCTTCAACATGTTCATTAAGATCATCAACTAGGTCTACTTTACTGTCTGGTACTTCGATGTAAGATTCTACGAATAGATCTTTCATTTTGCCCATAAAGTTTTCTGCAATCTCGGTTCTAAGACCGTTATGTACTGCAACTTTATTTTCTTCCATCCAGTTTTCGACTACGTAGTTAAGATATCCATCAACTTTTTCAACCAATTCTTCTTTGGTTTTGTTGATTTCTTCATTGAGTTCTGATTTGTAGTTCTCTTCCAATTTATC